TTCTGAGGAATCTGGAAAGCATCTTCCTCTTCATGATGTGCAGCTGCTGGAGCAGATGCGGAAGATCCCAATGCCTTCTCGAGCTTTGCCTTGAGCTCAGCATACGACTTGAAGTGCTTAAGATCGACAAGCTCTGTCAAGGAATGCTCACCCTTCCAGATCGTCTCCATAGCAGCATCATCTTCGAGCAGGACAGATGGCTTATCAAACTCTGACTTATCATAGTTACGATAACCTTCTACCTGACGGATCTTCAACTTGAAGTTAGCACCTTCCCAGAAGTCAAATGGGTTGATCTTCACATCATCAGCGAACTGAGGATGCATCGCTTCGTTCAACTTGTCGAAGATCTTCTTGCCGTACTTGAACAAGAATACCTTTCCATCATTCTCAGGACGAGTAGGATCCTTGATGACCATGATGTTTGAGTAATAGCTAAGACGACGCTTCTGTGCCCGGACGATTGTCTTATTCGCTTCGATCCCAGAATTCCAGAGCTTCGTGTTGTACTCAGATACAGGATCTGCTTGACCTAGCGTAGTCAAGCTCCGTTCGATATACCAACCACCAGCACCCTGGAACCCATGGTCCCAAATGCGAACGAAAGGCACATCTTCTCCGACTGGCGCGGGAAGAAAACGGATGACCGCATAACCATTCCCTGCCTTATCGACGTCTGGTTTCCAAAACCTTTCGTCGTCTTGACGATTGCCTTCCTGAGACGTATTCTGGCTCAGTTTGTTGAGTTCTGCAGTGAGCTTGTCAAAGTTTGACTTGCGATTCTGCTTCATTGCTTCAAAGTTAATTACAGTCATTTATATTCTCCGTTGTATGACGATGTATGATTTATTACGATTTATGATATATCAAGAAAAACGCTTTCTCAAGATATCACAGTATTTATCCTTTTCATATTCAATGAAAGGTCTAAATTTCTTGCAGTTCATGGCGATCTTTGGCCATAGGACTGGATCAGTGATCTTCTTATTCCAAGAGCTAAAGAATCGAACACAATCATTGATGATGATGAATGTCTCTTTAGATATCTTCTTGCGATTAAGAAGTTTAAGTAGATGAGGATAATCACCTTCTTCTACTTTGAAGTTATCATCGAAATCTTCTAATAGATTATCGATATCATTATTAAAGATATAAGTCAGTGACTGCTTACGTCTTAGATAATCATTATACACGTATTCTTTGTTAGTGTCAAACATATCTCCGACCCATAGCTTGCTATTTTCAGAGAAGTTTGCGACAAGGAACGTCAAAGGATCTTCATGCTTTGACAGCTTATAGAACATGTACTTGTCTTTACGTGTCTCGAACGTATGTTCAGATGCGTTGACTTTGCCGTGATATTTGAAGTAATCATATGACTCAGTCGTGAAATGATTCTTGATAGCGGTATATAATTTGTATGCTTCAAATGGTGTAATTGTATTTCTCCATTTAAAAAAATATAAATAGAATGTAGTTCACGGAGTGGAGTCCCAACTACTCTATGTCAATAGGAGACACAGCATGATCTATTTATATGTAAAAACACATAATTTGACCGGGTTAAAATACCTCGGTAAAACTACTCATAACCCATACAATTATAACGGCTCAGGTAAATATTGGCAACGTCATTTAAAAGAACATGGTTATAGTATTTCAACTGAAATAATATTTCAAACTAAAGATAAAGAAGTATTTAAAAATACTGCAATTTTTTATTCTAAATTATGGAATATAGTTAAATCAAACGAATGGGCTAATTTAACTTTAGAAGAAGGTCAGGGAGGATCTACTAATAAAGGGCGTAAATTTGGACCTAAACCAGAACATATAAGAGAAAAACTTAGAGTTGAAAAAGGTCCAAGAGGCCCTCAAAAAAATCCAAGAAAATCTGGGTATAAAAGACCTAACTATAATCCATCACCAGAAGCTAGAGCTCTCATGGGACGTAAAGGTATTCCGAGAGGCATAGAATCAGCAAAAAAAGCTTGGATAACAAGACGTACTAACGTAATTAAATCGGCAGTCGTGCTGTCTTTCTCATCAGATTGAGTTCTTCAGCCTCATATTGGATCTTAGATTTCAATAGAGTGCTTTGCTTGATCATCGAAGCCGCAGTTTCTACTTCGATATTGTGTGTCTCGCAATAATAGATGACAGCATCAAAGAATCCGATCTTCTTATCTGATACTAGCTGTGTTATCTCTTTCACAAAATCTGATGATGTCTTGATGTTATTTAACTGCATTGAGTTCCTCTAATCTATTACTTATTATCAACGAAACTCTTGAGATCTTCTGCTAATAGCAAGATTTCAGATTTAGTTGGATATCCTAGTCTTGAGATCATCGTCTCACGCTCTGCTTGATCTTGAATCTCACGAGCACGTTCTAGATCAGCGTAATACTGACCTGTGAGTTGGCTCTGTGCAAAATTCAATAGATCGAGGCGGATCTCGTATGGTGTCTTAGTCATGTTATAGTCTCCTGTTGTGTGTTTGTTGTGTCAGTTCACTTAGCGATCTTTTCGTATTCGCTATTGATCTCTTCTTGTAGATACCACATCGCTTTATGCAGATCTTCGATCCTCTTCGAAGGATCCTTCTTTCCTGCACGAGCAATATATTTGACCGTATTTCCTAGCGAGAATCCCAATTCCCAAGCCCTTATCACTTTGATTGCTTCATAAGGATTTTCCTTGCCGCCGTAGTGTTCAGGATGATTGACAGCCTCTTTCTTATTGGCAATCTTCGAGAACAAACTAACATTAGGTTCGGGTTGTTCTTGTTCTTTATTTTCTTCGTTAGGAGGGTTCCTATTCAATGTAAATGCCATCATTTCCTCAAAAAGTTTATACAACCCATATATCATATTCACTCCAAATATTAAGTGAGCCCGTTGTTTGATAGGGTGGAGCTCATACCCCAGACTCAATTCTTAAGCAGCAATTTTCATTGCGGAATAAGGAACGTTGTCATTAGATGCAGTTCTTGCATTTAGTTTTTTTGCTTCTGTCTCGATCTTATCTTTACTACAACCTAATTACAAAACCAACGTGGTTTGAAGACAATGGATAAAAATTTATCCCATTTTTTATCTTTTGACCTTCGTCTCTCACATATATCATATATAACTTCTTTTTGGTGGAGGCGCCGGGTACTGCCCCCGGGTCCTCAGTGTCTATTCCATTAGATGTCAACGACATCAGCATAGTATTTATAATAGTTTATTATATGTTATATGTCAACTATTATTTTCATCTATAGTTTTGACATTTAGTTTAGTTTGGTGGTTGAAAGGGCATTTTGATCCGTCAAGATAATGTCCTTTAAAGTAATGTTTTTGCCAATCTCTGTCATATTCCGTCTTGCTCTGTATGAAATTGTGTCTGCTAACAACAAAAGCATTGTATTGTTCTAATAATTCAGGATTAGATTTCATATCTTTCTTGATCATCACCATATCTTCTATAGTATTTCTCAATACAGGAAAGAAAAAACATATCGGTTCATCTTTATTGAAATTGATTACTCGATATGCATCTGTTAATTGCCAATTCATTGTAAAGGTATATGGCGCCCAATCTGCCTCATATACACCAGAAAGGGGGTGAGCACCGGGCTTAACAAAATTCGGAGCTCCTGTGATATAAATGTTATAATTAGGAGGAGTTCGTATTACGCAATCGATGCTAAAGGTCACGATACCCATGCCAAATATGCTCTTAGCAATGTTGTTATAATTTTTATGTATTCTTACGCCATCAAAAGCATCAGTGCCGTCCCATGACACCTGAATATCTTCTTTCAGATAAAATGCCCATCCGTGTTGATTGGCGATTCCCATAGGAAGGCAACGATATGCCTTTGACCTATCCATCCAATATCTCTCTAATCTTCCTTTATCTAAGGTAAGAGAGTTGTCAGTATGCATATAATATGCTATGATCTGATTGTTAGACTGCAATTTATATTCCGAACTGATCTGCATATTGCTTACGAACTTGAAGCAACTTATCTACATAATAGTTTCTTCTATCTTCGAATACTTGAACTTCATCATCGTCTACTGATATGATGATCACTATCTTGCTGACAGGTATTCCTGTACGTTCTTCGTACATGATAGCATATGCAGCTGCCTGGCAGAAGTAGTTTGTGATGTATTCACGGTTTTTTGCTTTCTTTGCCGTCTTAAAGTCGATGATAGAAAGCATACCTTTAAACTCAGCAACACAATCGACTGTACCCGCCATCTTGAGATAATCAGAATACAACCTGACCTCTTGCATATGGACGTTATCGATATTATCATCGATGACTTTCTTCAACAGCGTGAAGTTGATAACATCATTATAATCGTAATCATCTGGAGTTATCTCTGCTCCATTGATATAATCTTCACAGAGCTGATGTATGCGAGTTCCTCGCTTAGATGCAGTAGAGCTTATCTTATTTGCTTCTGCTTCGCCGACACGGGCTCTCCATGCGGCGATACCTTTTGCACCCATCAATCCTGTGACTGTGGTGACAGAAGGGTAAAGGACACCGGCAGGAGTCTTGTAGTACCTGCCAGTGTCAGTATTGACTTGTTCTAGTATCTCACCAAGCACATGATCACTATCTTCGCAATAAGGTTTTTTAGTGAAAGATTTTCTGTTCTTCAGTAAAGTTTGCAGCATTCACAGGCACGATTCTTTGTTTAACGATGTCTTGTTCTTCAAATTCAATACATGAGAAGTACTTGGTCATCTTGTTTAGGATGGTCATGAAGTGGAATATTCCGATCTTCTCATCATCCCATTTCAGATCAGTCTGTCTATAATCTCCACAGAAGATGATCTTTGCATTGTTTCCTGCTCTGGTGATGATAGTACATAGCTCTGAGTAAGTCATGTTCTGACATTCATCTACTAGAATGATCGTATGATCTAGAGTCATTCCTCTCAAGAATGATGATGTCTGAAAGTCGATGATGTTTTTTGATTTGAGTATGTCATAAGCATCGCCACGTCCATATAGCTCATTGCATATTGATTGATATGGTGCTTCGTATACTTTTGATTTTTCTTTGATTGATCCCGGAAGGAATCCCATCTCTCTTGATGGCACCACTGATCTGATGATCGTGACGTTGTTATATTCTTTATATTTTTGTATCTCTTCTAGTGCGAGGTAAAGGGAAATGAATGATTTTCCTGTACCAGGTAGTCCGTGTATGAGTAGATGCTTACCGCTGGAAAAGTCTCGAAATACAGTCTCCTGATTCTTTGTTTTAGGACCAATATTTTTAAGTAATAGGTTGTTCTTTACTTGATGTTGCTCGTTTCTTTTTTGTTGTCTATTTTGTCTTTTTTCTGAACGAGAAGTCTTTTCCATGAGTTTCCTTTATTTGCTAAAAGGTGTTGATAGTATTACCCCTCCCACTAGCTTTTTTTACACGTTTGAGAACATCACGAAAACCAGAATCAGGCTTACGAATGCCTAATCTGGTTGGGTCTGCTATAGCAGTCATCGAAGGGATATGGTTGAGATGTTTGTTATTTTCAGTGTAAGTGTCTAATTCAGACATAGGCATGCTAATGTCAAAATATTCTTCTGTCTTAGTATCATAAAAAGTATAAGTTGCCATTAAACCTTAACACCTCTAGATGCCCAATACTTTTGGACGTCATCTTTATTTATGGGATCCAATCCCTTAGCACGCATCTCTTCTTCGACTAAATCTTGCAAAAATGCAGATTCGCTGACATTGCGTGGATTAAATTGTTCATCGATGATCTTTTGAGCATCTGTCGGATTACTGTTCAGTGTCTGTGTCATTTGTTGTTATTCTCTCTAATGTGGATTTTAATCTGAATGTGGCTTCTGGTTCGAATTTTTTCATCACAGCGACAGTCTCATGTATGCCTCTTTGCCTACCTTGAGCCCAATAGTAGGAAGAAACGCCAAACATCAGCATCGTATACCCTACTGCTGTGATTATATTATCAATCGTCATCATATGAAAGCAATCTGTCTAGATTCTTTGCTCTTAAAGCATTATCATAGTTACGATATTGCTTTTGATGCCTGTCACGCTTGATCTCTTTAAAAGATACATTTTCTTCATCTATAAAGGATTTCTTATTGGTCGTCTTTACTCTAGCATCAAACTTCTGATACATGTTAGTAGTCTTAGTCATAGTTAGAAGAGCTCCGGATATGCTGCTTGCACGATTTCTTTAGTTATCCCCTTGTATGGGCTTTTCTTATCTTTCATTGCTAATAGCAATTTAGCATCTTCAGCTGACACTGCTTCTAGCACTTGGATAAAGATCTGTTCTCTGCGGATAGGTTTCAGGTTAGGATTCCCGCCTTCGACAAAGAGATAAAACCTGTTGATCTCTTGCATCAGAGCCTTAGGTTCGTCAAACTGGCTAGCCCTAAAAGGAGGATCTCCTTCTGGGAGGAGGAACTTGATCCTAGGATCAAACATATATTTTAAGATAGTCTTCACTGAAGCATGGCTATTATATTTCAATGCTTCGATCCTATCTTCTTTCTTCTTCAATTCATTGATTTGTGTCAAAAACTGTGACACCGATTGCATCTTAAAAACGAATTTTGACATATTAAAAATCACCTACGCTATCCATTAGAAGTTTCAAATTATGTGAGATAAAATAGTTGAATAGCTTGCTCCTATCCTTACCATTTTCTTCGTTATATTTATTAATTACGCTATTTCTGATGTTTTCAGGGATCTTCGTCAGATCTACGAGCAGTTCATTACGAGCGAAGTTCCTCTTTAACATCTCCTGAGAGATGCCTTCTGACTTGAACAGATCGATCTTCTTCTGTGTCATGGGTTTCTGACGCTTATCCGTGACGAAAGTATCATCATCAGAAAGGATGTTCGGGATGCCGTCACCTTGATCACCTTTGAGGATATGTTCGTAGAGATACTGCTGAGGATTGTCTTCCTTGATCCATTTCTTACGGATAGGATCGTATTGCTTCACTGTCGCATATTTTTGGAGCTGAACGAAGTCCTTATCAGCAGAAAGGATGAGGATCGTCTCATTATTGTTCTCAGTGACGAGAGTAGCGATGATATCATCTGCTTCTGCAGATTCTACTTGAATCACTCGATAGGGGAAATTATCTTTGATCTCTCCTTTGATCTTGTTGAAGATATCAAACACTTGTGCCCAATTGATCTCAGAAGCATCACGATTCTTCTTACGATTTGCTTTGTAGTATGGGAATACTTGTTTACGCCAATAGTTCCTATCATCACAAGCGATCACGATCTCGCCATATTCATGCTGAAATTTTTGCTTGTATGACCGTAAAGAGTTTATTACCATATGTCTGAACAATCCTTCTTCCAAAGGAATGTTAGTATGATTTCCTAATTGCATCATCAGGTTCGAAATCATTACCTGATTAAAGTCCACGATTACCATTTTAAAGTTTCCAATATTTCATTATATATCTATTATATATACTATTTGTTAAGATGTCAAGTTAGTTTCTTGCTGTTCTTTTGCTTTTTCTAGATCTTCTTTTACTTCATCAGATATCGTGATGACATTATCGATGATCTCATGAAATGGATGCTCGATCCTCTTATATCGATATACGAGAGCTTTGATTGTCTCTTCAGCAAACGTGAAGTCTTTTATGTGACCCTCGTTCATACGAACAACAAAACCATAAGTTGATAGAACGCTTGCCATCGCCTCGAACACATCATCTGCTACTTCGTTGCAGTATTCTTGTCTTACTGATCGGATATGATCGAGAGATTCTTCAATGCTCGAAGGAAACATCTCTAGACCTTTATTGGGGAAGTTTACTATGTTTTCTGTCATTGTCTCACCACTTTAAGGATTACTACATTTGTATTTATCCTGTCTGTGAATGCGATAGGCTCAGATTTGATCTCTTCCATGAGCTTGCGTAGAGTGATCTTGCCCCCAGAAAGAACCTTCTTTACATATTCTTCTGGCTTACGACCGATACGCTTGATCAAGGAAGAATCGCTGTCGTACCCATCGATGCTAGCACCCTTGACGGTGAGACCTGCAGGACCTCTAGCACGATACACGCCGAGCGTCTTATACTTAGTATTGAACACCCAGAGCTCTTGAGCTGCGATGATAGTTGCAGGGTCGCATGACTGTAGCTTATACTCATTGCTCTCTTTCTGATACTTAAAGTTCTTCAAGAGCTTTTCTGTAGTAGGTGCTTTCTTCTTACGAGGAGCACGGGCCTTCTTGATGTTGCCGCTATAGCGTTCTGCATCTTCCAAGAACTTAGTGAAGAATATGATACGATCTTTCATATCTTTCTTGGTCATATGAGAATATGCTTCGTTGAGATCTGCATCGCTAGTCGTAGCAGCAGCATACAATTCCATGAACCAGGGCTTGTAATGATCGATTATCTTAGTAGCATACATCGCAGGAATCTCATTCTTCTGCAACCATTCATAGAGTGAGAACGCTTCACCTTTGTCTAAGAGTTCTTCGATATCTCCGATGATATCGTACCCTCGTTCTTTAACACGATCCTGGATGCTTGGCTTTGCAAGAACCGTCTTTGGTTTATCTTCTGCTTCTTCTTTGTAATACCCAGAAGCATCTTGAATGTCATGGTTGACTCTGACCCAATCATTGACATGCAGATCTTCTTTGTTGTTAGTCGCGATCCGGCAGAGCCATGCTGCTGTCAAAGGCAGGCGATTGTCAGGGATGCTGTCAATGACCTTATGTGTCGCTTTATCACCCGCAAAGTAATCTTTCAGATACTGGCGTACATCATCTTTTTCTGTCATGACGTTATACCAGTTAAACGCTTTAAGCAGATCTACCTTGCCACGGACATTCTTAGGCTCTTCACCGAGATATTTCCAATTGACAAGATATGTCTCGCTCTTAGTCTTACGAGCGACTTTCTTCTTAAGGCCTTTAGTGCTCAACAAAGATTTAGCCATGTGTCAGTCCTCTCTAATCAATTTCCGTCAGGTGAACCATATACCAATTGTCTGAGGCTATCAACCTCTTCCTCAAGCTGTGCAATCTTATCATTCAAACGCTTATTGGCTAATTTCTGACCAAGCCACAACTCATACCATTTATCTGCATCGTCAAGTGCCTCACGTAAATCTTCATTCATTTTATTTTCCTGTTTTGTTTTCATCATATTATTATGATAGTAACTATGTATGGAAATGTCAACCACTATTTCTTTAAAGGTTTTTTTAAAATAACGGTTGACATTTTTATCAAAACATCGTATATTGATAATATGATGAAAACAAAGAAAGAGACAGAAATGCAGTTGATTCCTACCACCGGCTTTGACAAGAAACTCTTCATAATTTCTGGCGATTATGTGTTTTACCCGTACAATGGCGAGCGCCGGTTTGTCGCTCGTTTCAAGTATTCCAGGAGCCCATTCACCAAGGCTAAGTTCCTTAAGGAACTGATCGCTAATCATACAGTCGAAGGATACTTCTCACAGGTTTCTCCTCATGGCAACAAGGCGCCTTTGGACATCCTTCGTGAAAAGAACGAAGATTGGTACTTTGACATCATCGAAGCATTCTGTGGAAAAGATGCTAGAAAGTTTTTAAATGGGCCCGCATGATAACGGTTGACATTTTTATCAAAACACCTTATATTGATAATATGATGAAAACAAAGGAAATCAAAATGACTGAATTCGAACGCAACTGCTACGGAATGTCCCAGGACGATATCCGCATCAACATCATCGATTGCATCGCCACTAAGATGGTCGGCATTGAGATGACGATCATGGGTATCCTCTCAGATGCACAGACGATGCTAGAATTCGATGATTCTGATAAAGCGCGCAAATATATGAACATCGCTAAGTTCATCCTTGCTGAACAACTGCAAGAAAAGCAGAAGGCAGCTTAATATGATAGAGCATCATGATCACAATCTTAAGATTACAGTTAATATTCCTGTTTCCAAAGAAGTATTTGAGGCTTGGGAAAATTTGGATGGATACCAAGAGTATCTTATGGAAGATTTTGATGTTTTCATATACGAAGCTCTAGCCAAATCAGTTTCTAGGAAACAAATGAATAATTATATTAAAACTGCTATCAAACATGCTCATGATACAATAGAAGAAATAGATCACAATAATAAATGGATTGAATCTAGAGATGGAATGGAGGCTTAATATGATTGATCAACCACAATTTGATCGTGAGCGTAACGGATCATTATATGATCGTGGTGCGGCAGATTCATATTATCGTCGGCCTCGCAACCCGCATTGGTGGACAGCAAACAGCGAATTCGGCGAAAAGATCGTCAAGCTGACTGAAGAAGAGATATTCGAATATCATCTCGGATATACTGAAAATACTGATTTTAAAGAATACTGATCAACCCAAAGGAAAATAGATGTCTTTCATGCAAAATGAGCGTAATATTGTCAATACTAACAAGAACACTACTTTCGAAGATTGGAAATCGATGTGTGCTGCAGAATTCGTAAAGCGCGGATTTAAACAGACCAATACGAGTCATCTTCGTATGCTACATGCTTGGGAAGGCGGCGATACACCATACGGTTGGGTTGACTTCCTGAACCGTCAGCAGATCTTGCAAGAACGAAATGATCGAGTCAGGAGAGACAATCCTAATTCATGAAGAATTAAATCTTCAATCATTATCTAAGGAGTTAAGGAGAGCTAACCACTCTCCTTTTCGTTTATCCCAGCTATAAAAATAATCAAAATATTGCTTCTGAAAATCTAGATAAGGATATGTCGTCCCGCGGTTCTGTATGACTGTCTTGATAGCGATATCGAGCGTATGTGCGAACTGCACTGCATGTAGGTTCTTATTCTCATTGAACTGATACATCATAGCGAAATTCGAGCATGTCTCTGCAAGAGCAGCAAAGTTAGGGCATACGACCAAGTTCATGGCAGACATCGCCTCGATTGCCGCAAGACAGCTTGTCTCTGGCCAGATCGATGGGTATGCGAAGATGTGTGACTTAACGAGAGCTTGACGGATCTCCTCGTTAGGGACAGCACCATGGTATGTGATCTTAGGATGAGCTCTGCAACGATCAAACAGCTGCTTATATTGCTTATCACGCTCTTCCCATCCGTAGATGCTGAAAGAAGAATATACATCTAGATGGATGTTGTCATGTATCCTGCTTAGCTCTTCGAATACCGGGATCAGTATCTCTAAACCACGATGGGGTGTGGTATGATATATCAGGTTGACTGTACCGTTATATTCTTTCTTTTCGACAGGGATAGGATCGATAGCATTCTTGATCACGAAGCTCTCAGCATAGGGGACGCCGCTGATGATATTGTACATCTGCATCTGCCAATCAGACACAGCAACGATCTTTGAAAAGCGCTTGCGGAGTTCGGGATCTTTTAGGTGTTCAGATTCAGGATCATGAGGGAGATCATGTAGCCAAAGTATCTTCTTCTTGTCGGGATCTAATTCTCGGACACGGGAAGGTATGATCTGAAACTTGTTCAGCAGTTGTTCAGGAATGCTCTTATGAAGGCGTTCCTGCATCAGTTCTGTGCCGCCGCGAGCATTCTTATTCAATTCGTTCACTTCAACCATAACAAAATCACCTATTAATTATTTTTTACGTATCAAAAACTCTGGAAGTTTGAGTTCGACCTTTTCATCTTGTATGTTCATCAATATATTGGCGACAAAAGATAGCACGCTCCAGGATACAAATCCTATGAATGCTGCAGCTGCCAATACGTTATCAGTAGTAATAGACAGCTGCATCCATTCTAATAGAGGAGCACAACCAAGTATCGCAGTTGTTGTGCTAAGTCCAGATCTCACAGCAGCATCCCAAACATTTGTCGGTCTATAAAATACCATGAAAGCAGCTCCGCCAATTAAACCACCTAGGCCTGCAATCGCTTTGGCCATTAATGGCATTGTGAAATCTTCGGACATAATAGATCCTTATATTATTAAATATATCTTTTATTTATATATTTCAATAATAGAGTCATATCTAAAAGAGCGCCATCCGTCATTCTCTACGTCCCATACAGTTATCGTATCTTCTGATACTTTGCGCGTTTTTTCTGACTTCTTTTCATACTCTTTCACGATTCCTTCGAGAAGAGTGCATTTCATCAACCGTTCTGATCCGTCCATCTTCTTAAACTTCACATTAACGATGTCTGTATTGAGCATATTCTTTATGTTTGACTTAGATAGAGTGTCCGTAATCATTCTGTGTTTCCTCCACATACCTTGTTAATTCTTCATAACCACCTAGTTTTTTGCCGTCAACTTCTATCAGAGGCACAGTCTTTGTGCCAGGATACATCTCTAATAGCTCTGTAATGCCGATACCTTCGCCGACGATGATATATTCATACTGCATACCGTACATGTTAAGCAACTCTCTTGCTTTGACACACCAATTGCAGTTGTGTTTCCCGTATACTCTTATCATCACGAATTATTCTTTTCTTTTTCAACTCGCTTCCAAGGACCGAATGCTGCTGAATGGTTACCTTCTACCTTGATAAAACGCTTATTAGTCTCATTCTTATTTGGATTGACAATCGTTACAACTGTACGCTTTCCTCTTGCCCAGTGCTTTAGCTTATTGAGCACCTTCTCAACTTCTGGCACGTTTCTGCTGACTGCCTTTAGCAATTGTCTCGATACGCTATCTTGCGTACCTTTTGATACTACCTTGCTTCGTGTTCTCTTCTTACCCATCTTCTATCCCTCCATAACCAAATCTTTAACTTTACGTTGATGTATAGTGTTACAACAGATACATTTCAGATATACCGTACTATCAATATTATTTTTAAGATTGGGTACATAATCAATCAGTATCATAGACCTATCGCCAGCACCGCATGATGGGCAATCTCCGATTACTACTGGGAGATTGCCATCTGCAGCTACTGTGATGGGGTTACTTTTTTCCATTTTTCTTTGGCTTTTTGACTAAGGTCTTTTCTTTGCCGCCTATATCACGAGAATATATAGTCTTTCCACCATCTGGACTCTCAAAGATCTTCGGTTTCTTTTTAGGTTTGACCTCATCAGATTTCATGTTATCGATGAACTTATCGATACTTTTGTCTAATTGTTCTTTGACTTGTGTCACAGAGTCAGTGATCTGATCGCTTACTTTGTCTTCAATCTTATTGAATTCGCCGATAAAGATTTTCTTAAACCATTTCCACATTTTCGTTCTCCATTGCTATGCCATACTTACAGATAAAATAGCTGTCGATTATATCAGAGGAAGGATTCCACTGCTTTTCAGTCATATTGAATTTTTCTTTGATATTATAATTCGTCTCTCTTAAGAAAACTTCTTGTAATGCTTCTTTGTTAGCATTACCTTTTCCTGTAGCAAACTTCTTTATCACAGTAGGAGGAACAACATTATATTGATGATTGCGTTTCCATAAGTAATGCTTCAAGAGGCCTGCGTTCTCTCCTATATTAAATACTCTACCTGTAGAACCCATAGAATAACCTTCAATGTATATGATATCGGTTTCTTGTAGCTTTGTCAATACCCAATTTGCTATATTAAAGAATCTCTCTTCTTCACACGAATATCCTATGTGAAGATCTCCCTGTATATTATCGATGTCCAGGTCGTATTTCTTTATACTTGTTAGATAGTATATCTTACAGGAATCAAAATTAAAATCTTTCAGATCAGAGATGCATATGCAAGGGCTAGATAAGGAGTAATCAACCCCTACGACCCTCATTCCTCTTCTTCATAATCATAGTTGAAATCTTCTTCTTCAGTTTCTTCTAGATCGTCATCATTATATGATTCTGTGTATTCTTCATAGACATTATCAAATACGCTATCGATTCCAAGCTCAACACTTCTTATGTCAGATGTGCTAGCAACGTCGAGCAAGTTATTATAGATCTCAGATCTCATGGAATCATCTTTGATCGTTTCTGCAATGATATTAATGAACGCATTGATATCCATCGTCATCTCCTATGCTTTGTATATCTGGTTATTTATATTATTTTTTCGAGTCTTTTTTAACTTTAAGATCTTTCATTATCTTGGATCTCATCTCATCGCTGTATGAAGACCAATCTTGAATCTGCTCCATAGTCCTGCCACAGACGGTACAATAATCTGTGGCAGGATCTAACTTACATATCTTCTGACAAGGTGATTTAGAGGTCAACGATCTCACACCCGTCAGCAGCACAAGCAAGGGTCTGAGAACCCTTAGTATTATCTTCCTTCTCATATTGTGCTAGCTTATCCCAATCGATGATCTTAGGCATGGTCGCATCTAATGCTTCATACTCATCTTTTGAGCAATCCTGATAGGGTGCTTGGCGATAAGTATGATCAGAATGCGGCAAGAATGATACACCAGACATCTCGTCAAAGTATTCGTATACGAACGAACCCACTGCCATCCATTCATCTTCCTTGACTGTGATGGTCACAGATGGTTTATGCTCACACCAATGGCGCTGATAGATCATCCACATCTCTAACTGTTCTACTGCGGTCATCTCTGTACGAGTCACTGCACCATCAGGCGCCTTGACAGGGAAAGAGAACACTGTAGTCGCATCTGGCTTCATGACACACGGTTCATTAGGAAAACCTGATTCCTTGAGAAGCATCGTCAATGGATCTTTGTTGTCGCCACGTACTGTACGAATGTAATAATCATTATGGCGAGCATGGATGCCTGAAGCAGAATCGACCAACTGTGATACAGTACCTGACGGCTTAACACAAGTAACAGCGGTCGATTGAGGAATGCCTAGAGCTACCGCAAATTCTTTATTTGCTGCAACTGCTATATCACGGAGAGACTCTAACATATGTTTTAGATCGATGTTTTTGTCTTTACCATTTGTTAACGTATTATCCATGATACCTGTCATGCTGACGCCTAGCAAACGTTCTTCTTCTGTATTGTTTGTCCATACTTTACGGAGATATGGGAACTTAGTGAGAGTCGACTGTAGAGTGCCGAGACGAGCAGCAAGACGTACTTTACGCTGAAGATCAACCACACTATCTGTCCCACGGACGACGACTTCTGTCAAGTTACAGAACTGATTAGGACGAAGGATGATCTCAGAACAAGGATTGGTCCCAAATTCGTGTTCTGGATCACGACGACCGAACTTCTTCGCTTGGTTCTGTGATGCTACACGAGAGAAGATACCACGCTCACCTGACTTAGAATCATATAGAGACAACCATTCACGCATGAATGTACCCATCTCTGGCTTCTCTGTATATGCAGCAGAATTGTTAGAGAGAGCGCGCTGTGGATTTGTCTCCCACCACGAACCGTTCTTAGCAGTCCTCATGCGCTCATCTGTCAAGTTAGATAGCGAGATCATCGCTGACCTACGGACACCGCCCACGACGACTACTTCGCCGATCTTACACATAATATCATGACATTCTAGAGAGTTTAACTTACGACCTGTCGCGCCACGGAACATACGGACAGTGAACTTAAAGAGATCATCTAGAGGACCCGGACCTGACGAGCGGCCGCCGAACGTCTTTAGGCGAGCACCTGCAGGACGAAGTAGCGCTAGGTCCCACTTAGGGACTTCTCCAGAATAAAGAAGAGCGATCAACTGACGGAAACCCTTCGCCCAACCTTCTTTAGAATCCTTTACGATGATAGTCGTATCGCTATCGAACATCTTAGCAGGAATCTCTGGGAGGTTATTGACATACTGGCGTTCTACAGAGAACCCGACACCTGTGCCGTTCATGAGGATGAGCATCGTCTCATCGAATGACTTAGGATCATCTACAGCGACATACGAGCAGTTGTAAGCACATGTGTTATCACGTTCTAGGGAAGGTCCTGCAGTCATCAAAGCACGCATCGAGGGCATGATCTCGAGATTGAGGATCGCTTCTTCTAGTTCTTTACGTTCTGCTTTAGGCAATGAATAATTATGGTTTTCAGACAGATGCTTAACCATGAAATCAAAATAACGAGATACGGTCTCAGACCAATTCTCACGACGACCTTCTTTATCTAGGAATTTAGAATACCTGCTCTTATAGATGAATTCTTGGTATAGCGTTGGTAGGAAATTGCTCATGTCATGCCTCTTTCTTTTTCAATAAAAATGTTCCGTCTTCGTTGTCAATCCATTCCAGATCGTCATTGACACTCCATCCTAGATCTGCTAGAGTTTTTAGCATCTCTTCAGGAAGCGGAATGTAATATTCACCTTCACGTTCATCAAATTCAATCCGAACTATACACGTCTTCATACTTTGCTCCAAATCTGTAACCGCATCTTGGCGGATAGGCCTTCATATGTGTTGTGATCTATGATGTGCTGTACTGCCGGTCCGCTCAATCCTGCTAGCACCATGTCATTGATGTCTTTCTGTTCGATATCATCTGGCCAGATACAGACCTTATAGTTCATATCGATTGCCTTGGATATCTTATTGATTATCTCTCTGCTACGGGGTTCGTTGTCATATACGATAACAATATTATTACGATCACCTAGGTTTGTCAAGTTAATATCAGATCCTGCCATAGCAACACAGTTAGTCAAGAACAAACTATCGATAGGACCTTCTACTAAATATATCTTCTTACTGTCATCAATAGAATCAAGACCAAAGATCTTGTCCTTGGTCTCATCTAACATTATGGTAACATATCTTAAGGTTGATTTGGGTGATATCGATCTACCGGTAAACCCGAATACATATCCGTTTCTATCGATGAAAGGGAATACGATTCTTGGTTCATCAAATTTTAGCGCCTTCTCATTGAACTTATCTGGAACGAAAGAATTTACCCATGTTAAGTATATATGTGAATAGAATATTCGGTAATGCGTATTTGACGGGATATTCCGATCAGAAATATATTTTTTTGCGACATGCTCAGGTTTTAATTGAGATATCTTTTTCAGTTCTTTGAACGGTTCGAAATGGTCGATGCGCCTGCTAGAGAACTTCTCGATCTCAGGGACAAACTTAACGGGTTCAACAGCACCCGTCTCCTTCATCACTTCAAGGCGATATTCAGTATATAGAGAAGGATTGTATGTCTTGATGAACTTAGAGAGGGAGGTGCTGTATCCGCAGTTGAAGCACTTTACGTTGATACGACCTGAATGCTCATAGAAATGCCCACGGGTCTTAAACTTGCTAGACTGGGAATCCCCACAGACATTACATCTGAACTTGGCATTATAAGGTTTAGTATTGATTACTTTAAACTGTTCAAGCTGCGTACCTACAAGGGATGCAAACTTCTGATCTAACCATAATGTATTCATTTTCTTTAATCACTCTATTTCAAATCTACAGAGTAATTATAACATAGTTGTACGGTTTGTCAAGTATTATTAACTGCCATCGACAGATTTAACATGATCCCACTGTACCTCTGCATCCGGATGAGGATTGTCTAACTTACTATATATTGAATGACCAAGGATCATGCCACGATTGGTGATAGCCACATGCATCTTGTGCTTATTGCGAGAGTTAGTTAATATCACGTTGCGTGTTCTTCCTGGTCCACCATCGTTTTTATCTAATTTTGCATAAACTTTAGGATACGAAGGAGAATCGACATATGTCCTAAATGAAGGATGCCTATGCAAAGATTTCAACTGAGACCTATTCAATCCGATCTGATGCATTTGCTTAGGCTCGTCAGCGTCTTCATTGATGAATTCTATGAAGCTTTTCATTTTTGTTCTGCAATCGTCTTTTCTGCATCGTCATAGAATTGTCTGATTGAATCCAACGAACGCTTGCAAGTGACATTATTGTTTTGAAGTTTTAATATGAGCGAACCGACTTCCTGGTCTGTCAGCGTCTCATCTTTCGGGAACTTAGTCACAGTAGGACATCTGTATAGATCGTCAGGTGCCTTGACGATCTTATACTCAGGAGCGATCAGTGCCACTTGTGTGTGCTGACATGCTGCTAATAGCAATAATAAAGGGATGACACCCAGCCACTTCATATCATTCATCAGTAGCAGGTACCTTTACGTCTTTGCCAAATACCTTATTGGCTGCAAGCGTCGGTTTAGTCCCGCGTGCTTTCAATTCAGATCTCTTAAGAGTATTTAATTTTTCTAGATAACTCCCGACAGTTCCCTTTGAAACTTCATCTAGAACAGTCTCTTCTGATGTAGTCGCGACTTTAGCAGATGATGAACGTCCTAGCATCTTACGAAATTTCTCATCAGCTGTCTTTTGTAAGCCTATCAACTTATCTTCTCTTTTTGATTTACCCGTGCCGACTTCTTTAGTAGCTGCACGAGATGCTCTCATAGCAAGCGCAGCTGAAATCTCAGCAAGAGGTTCAATTTTTTCTTTAGTAATACCTTTTCTTAAAATTGTATCTTTTTCCTTTTCACCTTTGGAAAGAGCATAAAATGGTGTCTGTTGTAATTTTTTTCTAGCAGCTTGTTTTTCTGGGTTAGCAGCAGGCATCTGATCAACAGTTTTACCCCAACCTTTATGAACTTCTGCATCTTGAGTTTTAGGGGGTTCACCCATTCTTTTTGCTCTGAGAGCAGCTGCAGCACTATTAAAATTAGCTACTGCACCAAAACCTTGTTCTCTTCTTTTACCAGCAATAGGAGATACCCCACCTTTAGTAGTACCATAACCATATTGTTTATCTAATGCCCGATCACCTTTAGTTGCAGCTTGTGCAGTTCTTAAGTTTTGTGTACCAGGACTTATTGGACGATACGGACCTTTTTTACCCATTTCATCGAGTTCAACTTCTTCACCCACAGTTACAGTGCCCACATGATGCCCAATTGATTTTTCTGCATCTGGGTCGTATGCATGAGAATTTGTTTCACCATGTTTATCGGTATGACTAATCATGCCATTTTTAACATCAGCGGTAACTTGACCAGGACCATAAATTTCTCTCATTTTTTGTTTGTGATCGACAGGTACTGCTGCTTCATCGAGTTCGACTTCTTCTTTGAGCGGTGACTCACTAGATGTTAAGTGATACTTAGCAGATTCTTTTGCTGCGCTAAGTGATTTCTCTGATGAGACTTCTTTACCACGAAAACGGACTGAATAACCTAAACTACCCATAGAATTCGTCTTTATGATTTCTCCTACTCGTTCGCCGTTGTGATGGATGTGATGACCAGATATTGTTTTCTTGAATGACACTTGTTCAGCAAGAGGCTCTTCTTCATTGATAGTAGCAGGAACTTTTGTTCTAACTTGATAATGTTTATCAAAAGCTAATTTAATACCCTGTTCTCTATTAGTACGCTTGCGAAGTTTATCAGGGTCAGCGGGTTGATTTCCCTTAATCTGATTGTGGGCTTGTTGTGAGTATGAAATCAATGTAGCTGAAGAAATCTCATCAACCTGCTCGACTTCTTCTTTCATGTATTCTTTAATTTTGTCACGAACATCTGGGTTTAATTTTTTAAGATGTTTCGTTAGATGATCCATGTTGCCAAATGCCATATGAGATGCGGCTATCATCAGATCATCATAATCTTTATGCTTTGGTCCAAGTTTGTTTGCATGATTTTTAAGTTCAGAAAATTTTCCAATAGTGTTATTTGTATAACGGTCACCCAGTCCTTCTGAAACGTCTACAGTTTCTTCTGCTACTCTATCCCCGCTTGAATAAGCATTTAATTCATAAGGGGTGGGCCCACCCTTGTTATATACCTGAATGTGAATTATACGTCTCTTGCCGTTCTTATCTGTAGCAGGAATGTGGCGCTCTACAGTCTCACCTTCTGCTGGCTTACGAGGACCCATTGCGATATGTGTATCACGATCTTCGTCGCTAACATTTAGACCTTCTTTATCTTTATGGTGTGCGAGAGCTGCATTGATAGCATCTGTATAGGATTTATGATATAGAGTATGAGATTCTTTCATGAACGTAAAATAGGTCTTCATTTTTTTGCTCCGTAATTTTGATCTAATTGATATATGATGTTCTTAAGATATTTAGACGCCTGCTCGGTGCCCTTATGCTCAGTGATCGCTTGTTTCTCGATGCCAGATGATATCTCATTCATCTGATCTTCACGTCTTGCAATGGTTTCTCTGATACGAGCAGCATTATCGTTTATCACTTCTGTCTTCTGAACAAACTCTTCTTGTTTCTGTTGAGTCAATTGCTCTTGTGCTTGATTGAAAGCCAGAGTCGCTTCTTCCCAGATGTTATAGTCATGTATCTTTAACCAAGTATATCCTGTTGTGATAGCAAGCATCACCCCGCCGATTATCCGCCTTATCTTGGTTAGATTTCTGATACATGTCCATCTTATCTAAGTAACCCTGGTTACGGAGCTCTTTGAACACTAGGTTACCGAAAGCAAACTCACCGTCTTTAGCGATAGAATCGCCACGCATCTTCTTGATTTTTTGCTTAATCATATCGAATGATCCGTCAGTAGCATTCTGTAACACCATCTTATCGATCAGATCTTTATAGAATTGCACTTTCTTCTGTAAATGATAGTCGCTTTCGAAGTCAATGTCAAGATGCTGTGGCATAGCGATCCATTGATTTCTCTTCACAGAAAACACACCCTGGTTGGCATGTGGTTGCTCAGCGATATCTTGAGCATACAGCTCTACAGGATATCCGTAGATGTTGATGTCTTGATGAGAGAGCGTCCATAGGATCTTCTTATCCTGTAGATACTCATCTACGAGCGCTCTATCCGGATTCATCGTATCTCTAGAGATCACGATATGCAGATCGATGTCTGATTGTGGTGTATAATTGTAATTGACATTACCGCCTGTGATGATTATGTCCTGTATCGTATCAGGATGAATCTTAGCAAACTGTACCCATGCTGAAGCGATCTGAAGCAATTTGCCCCTGACTTCATCCTTTAGCTTCATCCCATCCCAGATCTTAGAATTTAATTCTGTATGATATTGTAGCGTGGTATCTTCTAGGATAGATTTTAACACACCCTTCTTCACGACATTGAAAACGTTCTTTGTGGCACGGCTCAGCATAGGAGCAATTATCGGTGACGGTGCGCCCTTTTTATTCTTACCTTTGTATCTCATGGCAGCTGATCTAGATACACCTGGTTCCCTTTGATCTAGTGGCAGTCTAAGATCGCCAGTTGATGCTATGATGCCCACATTATTAACAGCACCCATATCTTCCATCAACTCTAATTCTTCTACTTCTAATGTTTTATTGAAGTCTTCTTCTAGAGAAAACAACGTATCAGTCATCACATCTTCTTTTAGAGGAGTCGATCTTAGAAGCATCATAGCAGCTGCGAGAGTAGCGATCCGGGTCTTGCCGAAAGGTACCTTGGCGATCAGTTTCTTAAGATTGATGACCATTATGTCAAATAGACCTAATGCTTTCTTCTCTTGTGATGTGAAGTTGTTTCTTCTCTTGAGGAAGTTGCCGTTCTCATCGATTAACTGTAAAGCGTAAGCAGGCATCTTATTAAAAGGAGTTATCAATTTCTTGATGAATTGATAAGTTAATACTGCATCTACTATCATCAGATGTTCCTAAGCTCGTTTAATATAAATTCGTTTAAAGGTATGTCTGATGTATTTATTGTTTTACACTCTATACCTATATTGATTATCTTATCAGGCAGGATATTCAAGAACAATAAGAAAGGCTTTAGATATTCTTCCATGCCTTTACACTTTAAAAATAACATCTTTGCAGTATGTATAGGCCCGAATATGTTATTGAGGATGATGATATGATTGAGAATTAATCTCTCTTTCAGATCACCTTCTTCTTGATACCTGTTGAGCAATCTCTTGACGTATTTAAATCTCTTCAGATCGTCATAAAATTCTAACGTATCATAACACTGAGGATTATCATAGTATTTGGCCGCGTATAATAAAAAATTTGTCTCATCAAGTCTGTCCATCATATTAGCTAAAATTACTCAATGCTGCTCTTTTAATATTGTTGTTTGAGATTGCAACATATATGTAATCATTATCAAACCAGAGTTTTCCGCTCTGCACAACATCAGTATTTGTGGTTGGAGTTGTCCTATAATTTATAAAAAGATTGTTGGAGTTAATGATAGATGTGCTTGTTATATTGCCAGACGAGTTCACGGTATTAGAAAACTTTGCAACAATATTAACATTGGCAAGCATATTGCCAAAAGTTATCTTATTAGTAGAAGGAGATCCTGCAGGATCATTGACTACCATGATTAAGTCATCAGATGTTAATGTAGTTATTGCGTTGAGTTCTGAGATCTTTGGCATTGCACCCTCTGTCTAGTTATTCATTTATCGTATATTTATGTCAATAAAAAAGGGAGGGATTGCTCCCTCCCCGTAATCAAGTATTATTCAGATCTTATGCGTTTGGCAAGACGTCATCATCTGATCCATCAGTGCTAATTGATCCCATAGCCACTAATGTTTCGTATTGGACACGTCCTGCACGTCCGCCGCTACCTACTGTACGGACATTCCAACCAGCATGTGTGACACCTTTATTTTGTGCGCCACCAACAACTGCAGCACCCGTAGCTGTTGTGCCTTGTAGGAAATGCCCGAGTTGAGGATCTGTTCCGGCACTTTTTGTAAGAGTGATTCTAGGACCACCAAGTGTTGCAGCTAATGCGATCTTTGTTGTGTTAGCATGCTGAACAAAAAAGATAGTCTCATTAGTCAATCCGCCAACTGCAGTATTGCCTGCATTGACGCGGTATTTAACAGCATCTCCGACTTTAAATATTGCTGTTCCAAACTCAGCAGAAAGTGTGGTAAAACTGATCGTGCTATTTGCATCTGTTGCTAATCCTGTGCTTGCTCCGCCGGTAATAGCAGTATTGCCATCGAAAGCAGTATTTGCAGGAGCATCAAAAACGATTGTAGGATTTGTCTCATATGATGATCCTGCATTAGAGATGGTTGATCCTGAGATCTTTCCAAACCCATTTGCAGTACCTGTTGCAGCTGCAGAAGATCCGCCACCACCGCTAAAGGTGATTGTAGCATTAGCGACATAACCCGTGCCAGCATTTGTTATAGTGATCTGAGCAACCGGGCCATTACCGACACCCATTTCTGTCGTATCAACGCCGAACTGACCTGCTGTAAGTCCTGTCACAAAAGCATCAGGTGTGATATTATCATAAAAAGCACTGCGATTTGTTGTATTCGGAGCACCATTGAATCCGGTTACGCCCCAAAGTACTGAATTGCCTGCTACGTCTGTCTTGCCCCATTGAGCCATTTTGATCTCCTTTTAAAAAATTAATACATAAGAACATATTACTGTTCTTTTATTTATGATTTTGTAAAATTACATAGGTTTAGATGTTGCTCTGAGCATCCACTGATGTTTTCTATGGATCTCATGACGTGCTTGGAGGAAATTGCTAAGACCAACTTCACCCGCATCGTTCGCCATCTTATCTAAATTAGCGATCATAAACATTAATTTCGTATTATCTGCTATAGCCATATCGATCATTTCTGAAGCAGGAATAGGATCGATCTGATCTGCGATAGAACTCAATGCGCTAAATCTAGTAAACGAGCCTGGTGCATATGACTGTAAAGCTCTGATGTGTTCTGCGATAACATCTGCTGCACCATGTACATCAGTGTACAGATCTGCGAAAAACTCATGATACTGAGGAAAGTTCGGTCCTTCTACATTCCAGTGAAAGAAGTGTAGTTTTAGATAAAACGCAAAATTAGATGCGTGATATGCTTTCATCTTTTCAATTAACTGATCCATATTAGCAATTCCATTTTCTTAAGGTTTAAATTTACGATATAATACTGCAGCAATGATGATCTACATGCTCATAATAGGTGTTTGATGGATCAGTATCTTTTGTTATATCAGGCCACCAATCCAATTGATATCTCTTGCCATCCTTAAACATCTTCTTCATTGCTTTGATACGAGACTCATATTCTTGTTTGCTCGGTTTAACATTGCCTTCTACGACATCCATGACATATTGTATGGTCACTGCATTTGCGCTCAAACTAGCACATCTTGCACCTACTTCACCTTTAAGATGATCTAACAATATGCTCTCGCTGCTATCCGCTAAAACATTAGAAAGATTGTGCGGGACCTTCAGATCAATATAGCAATATACATAATCATAATGAGGTGATGGCGATGAATGCATCACGTACTCGTCTAAGATCTCTATTCTTTTAAATCCATCAACATTATACCATACTGCTCTGTTCTCAGTCAATTCATCTGG